TATTAAGAAAAGTTGCGACCGGAGTGTGTATAAAAAAATAATACGGAGGCTTCGCGCGATGTTTGCGCAGTTCTATGGGGGGGTGTCTGGGGAGTTTGCTGGGGGCGCGGGCGCGGGCGCGGTCGAGCGCAATTTTATGAAATCGAGGGAGGCCATGAATATATACATATATGCCCTTGATATTGACCAATGGAAAATCGATGTAATTGAAGGAAAACGGCGGGATGATGAATTCACGAAAATATACGAGGCGACCTGTTGCGCAATAAAGCTGATTGACGACCTGACTGATATGCGGGTCGACCGCGAGAGGGGGAAGCCGAATATAGTTAATGCGTCTGAATATCGGATGGGAATCGCGAATTATGTGATCGACACTTTCGATAAATACGGGGAATTATCCAAACACTTCATAATGATTTGTATGACGTTGATATAACACTACCAACAAAAAGAAATTCGCGATGATTTGGATATAAAATGCGACTTCATCAATTTGGGAAAATTCAACTTTAATAATACGATGGACCTACTACTCAACCGCGATTTTTTGCTGAAATGCTTCAAAATATACGCGACCCACAATATCCTGATTTTGTAAAAATTGATGGGGTAAATGTTTAAAATTTATGTGATTATGCTTGTAAAGTAATTGTAGAAATGATTAGTCGTAATTTAATACAACAACAAATGTTTTTTGATGGGTCTCCTGTGAGAACTCAGGTGGGGTTTCATGTGAGAACTCCTTTGGGGTCTCCTGTGAGAACTCCTTTGGGGTCTCCTGTGAGAACTCCTTTGGGGTCTCCTGTGAGAACTCCTTTGGGGTGTCTTAGTGGGTCTCCTACTGGCTGTCTTAGTGGGTCTCCTACTGGGTGTCTTAGTGAGTCTCCTACTGGGTCTCCGAAACATAAAAAAATTGCATTGACACAATGCTTGGGGACTCCTGAGAATAAATGTTCTTCGTCAACGTTCATTCCGTTTACGGAGTCATGCTTGTTTGCGGAAACAGATGATTTTTTGTCAATTCCGATAGGGAAGATGGATGACCACAAACTCAAAACTCCATTTATTCCACAGCGGTACAAAATATCATTGTCGAGTCCAATCTCTCCTAATGTGAGTCCGAGAAGGCCACTGACTGGCTTTTGTCAAGACCTAGTCAAAACGAATTTTTTTAGCCCTAATGAAGAGACACCCAGCCAAGATGAAATCGTACAAAACCTCACACCATTTGCACATGGATCGTTCTTTACGGTATATAGTGGGTTTCTCGGTGATACGCGAGTTGTTCAAAAGACAGTAACGGTCGCTTCAATGTGTGGCCCTAATATTGATCCAACAGTTTTTACGAAGCCGATGGACAAATCAGCTCTTTTAAAATATCTAACCGGACTTCAAATGTCGACTGGAAATCCTAACTTTGCGCAACCAATCTCTGTCGTATTTACACAAACTAGTGAGAGTTCTGGTGAGCTCGTTGTTGTTCAGCCAATGTGCAATAAAATTGTTTCAACTCGATTTGGGGCAAGGCAATTCATGGAATGTATCATGAAGATATTTGATAGTGGATTCCCAATTCAGGATGTGAAGTACGAAAACTTCGGAAAGAACAATAGAAAAGTAGTCTGTCTGGATCCAGACCTTGGAACGGATAAGCAGGGGAGGATTCGTAAGGTGGTAAAAAGCGCAGAGTACAATTTCTCAGGCATTGATGCTGAGTTCAAGAAACTTATTCTGGTCTTGATGAAATTTATGTGTGAAAATGTAGCGTCGAAAGAAGACTTCCAGACATTGTATGCAAAAAAAAGTGTTCTTTCGAACCTAAACCTTTTGGACTCGGATAAGTCAATCTCCGAAACTGACATCAATGATTTCATTATGATCATCAATCGACTTTGTCCACAAGCTCCTCAGGAACACATTGACTTACTCGTTAAAGTCCTGACGGTTCCATTTTCCAAGTGAAAGTCATACCAACATTTGTAAATATTGTAAATATGTATATATTTTATAAAAAGTTCTGCTTAGCGTATCCAATAACCGAACACGCAATCCTCTTCCCAGCATTCCCCGTCTTCAAACTCTCTGCATTTCCCCCATTCCCACAATCATCCTCATCCTCGTGAATAATCAATCCTCGCCCAATTATATTCGACTTCGTCCCCCTTAATTTGATAACACTATCGCAAAAACTATATTTGGCCTCCCCCTTAGCATTCGTCTTTATATTCCCCAAATCACCCACATGGCGCACCTTCGAGTTCGGGCACCCATGTGTTTTGTTAAAAGGATTAAAATGCGCACACATACTCGTACAGTTTATATATGACAAAGTCATATATAAACTCTAGAGATATAAATCATATAATGATTTATATCTGTGCATTTATCACTCAAATCGCCTGCCTCATGGACGTGAAAACCGTGGAGCGAGCTTGGGCTCAATCCCATGATGTTAAGTTCAATCTTGACTTGATTATTCTCCAAATCCTCCGTGAACTTAACAACGCCATGGATGCCGGATTGGTCCGTGAAAACGGCGATTGCGTGAATTGGTCGTGTTGAATCCATAACTATAAACCGGAATTAAATCTTTGGAATAAACCGAATAGATAAATTCATTTTAGTATTCTATAAATTATATAAATATCTCTAATATTTATATATGTATAAAGAATTAGTCTCTGATTATCTAAATAAAAATAAAGGAATTATAACTGCATTTATCCTCATAACACTTCTTACATTTCCCATAGAAAGTATAGCAATTCCCGAGTTATATGGGCGCCTCTATAATACAGTTTCTGGTGGGAAAGTTTCCGATGAACTACTCCGGCGCGTCGGTAAAATAATCCTCTTCATCATCGGCATATGGCTATTCATCCAAATCTTCTACTATATCAAAAACTGGCTCATCGGTAAAATACTCCCCACATATTTAGAATTTACCCGACGTGTCCTATTCACCAAAATAATCGAAAATTACGAAAATAACTATAAAGATATCAAAATATCCAAAAATATTAACAGACTATTCAACCTAACCCGCGATATGAAAGATGTCTTCTTCTACGTAGCAACCTGTCTTATCCCACTTGCGCTTACAATTGGAATCGTCAACATATATCTCTACTTCATAGACTGGAAAATAGGGCTTATTGCGACAATATCCGTCGGTATTATGGCGACAGTATCCTACTTTTTCAGTGTAAAAATTATAGAGATTTCAGCTATTCGTGAAGGGAAATTTCTCGATATGTCCGAAAGAATTCACGACAGTTTTGAAAATCTGATGAATATATATATCAATAATGAAAAAAATAAAGAACTCCAAAAAACGCAAAATGCCCAAAATGAGCACACTGATTACTACAATAAACAGCTCGATCTAATTAATAATATGCAGATATCCACTTGCGTAATGTCAGTTATCATGTTCTCAATCATTATTGGAATCGCCTATTACAACTTCGCCAGGGGAATATTCACGCCCCAACGATTTATCACAGTCAGTCTCATCATTATCTACTTTCTCGGATTCCTTATTAATATAAACAGCTGGACACCCGAACAACTAATGAATTTAGGTATTCTTAAAAACTCAGAAGAGTTTTTGAATGATATACTCTGCTCGAAAAATAACAAATATGTGAAAAATCCAAAATTGAATGGGAATATTGTTATTGATAATATATCATATTCTTATGGAGGTAATGGAGGTGGTGGTGATGTCGCAGAAAGCAATAATCAGGCCATATTTTCGGGATTCTCTCTTACAATCAAAAAGAATGAAAGAGTCGCAATTCTTGGACAAAGCGGTTCCGGAAAATCGACCCTAATGAAACTAATACTTGGACTCCTTCCCATGAGTGGAGGGTCAATTACGATTAATAATGTTCCTATACAAAATATTGAACCGGAAGTATTGCGAAGTCATATCAACTATATTAACCAGAGGACCCAATTACTTAACGGGACTGTTCTCGAAAACATGAAATATGGAAATAAAATTGACAATAAAAAACTAATCGGGATAGTTAAAAAATATGGGCTCGATGTCAATTTCAAAAATCTCGAACTGGGCCTTATGTCAGATGTTGGTAATCAAGGAAAATCAATGAGTGGGGGTATGCAGAAAATAATTATGAATGTAAGAGGTATCCTGAAAAGGGGGAATGTTATTGTGTTTGATGAACCACTTGCTGGTCTTGATGCCATAACACGCATGAAAATGATTAAGATGATTGATGATATGACGAAAAATAAAACATTGATTGTAATAACGCACGACAAAGAAATCCTTCGGATTATGAACAAAACAATCAACCTTCACGACATGAAGAAGAAGACGGCGTTGGCACGGGCACCGGCTCAGTTGCCTGTTCCTTTTTAGATTTAGACAACATAATCCTCTTATATCCAAACATCTTGAAATCCCATTTATACATATGATATACCATATCCGCCAATTCCTGCGTATAATAAGAGATTATCGTTTTATTACGTTTCCGGCTATTAATATGCGGAAGTGTCATTTCGGGTGGTAAATCATACTTTTTTTTGAAATCATCGAACTCTGCTGATAAATTCTCGAACCGGAGGACCTCATCCATCCCATTTGCGCCGTTCTCATTAATAACGAACTCCCACTGCGGTAATATAACCACGAATGGGTCCACATTATGGCGGTAATAATTATCTAATTCCGTGTGGATCCAATGTATAAATTGTGTAAATGTCAATTTGTTCCCCAAAAAATGATAGGCGCTTATCATACGGTCATACGGATTCCGAACAATACAAAACTTGACAAAATTGGAGAGGGTTTTCTTTTTCTTCAAATAGGTCTTTGGTTTCCTATATATGTCCAAATATGTCAAATGATGTAAAACCTTCTGGCCCCTTATCCCCCACAGATTTTTTATATCAGTCATGAAAATACTGACGAGTCCAAAGACAAAACGGCGCCAATCTCGGTTCCTCATCGAACCAACCATCCATCGCGAAAATTTGGTATCCTTAAAAATGGTATGTATGACGAAATCGAGGGCGCGATGCCGGCCAAGGAACATCTTCTCTATTGAAGACCCTCCCGCCTTCGGTATATGAAAGAAAAGGAAATTTTTGTAAATCATTTTGAGTGATGGGGTATTTATTTTATATTAGATTTGATTTTTTATATTAGTATGAATTTGAAAAAATTGATTAAAATTGAGATGAATTTATTTAGTATCCAACAAAATGGAAGACGAAACTACTAAACAAATGATTACTACATCTACTTTTACGGAATGTGTTCAAGATGAAGATGGAAAAGTTCTTACAGGTGGCCATTTCGAAGAAAGAAGAGAAATGAAACCAGAATGGAATCCTCGAAATTTTCAATTGGAATTGCGTGTATTATCTTGGGCCTTTTCATTAGGACCCGACCATCCAGACTCTGGATTCTTTCGCAGTGGTGAATGTAAGAAATGTGGTGGATGCTCGGATGAATTTAATTTCTTACATTATACCTCTGAAAAGAATGCGTATTGTGTAAGATGCTACATTGACGGATTTTGTGATGTTGTCGAAGATGATACCATTTTTCTGGTTGTTATCAGAAAATCAGAACGAATTCTTATTGAAATACACAATCCAAATGAATAAAAATGAATCTCTTAAAAGGTTTTAATATATCCTTTTAAGAATAAATTATAATAAATATTTGTAATATGAATGAAGCGAATCCTTCTGTAATTTATTCATATTACTTAGGGGAATCTTGCTTTCCGTAATATTTATTGCTTCGATTGATGATAGTTTGTGTTTGTATATAATATACGCGCATACCGCACTATTACTACGACCCTTCCCGCTATAACAATGTAATAATATCTTTGCGGTTGGTTTCCATTGGAGATAATAATCAATCGTATCATTCATCTCCTTATAATTAGAAATCGTAAGAGGATTGTAATCAATCGCGGGTATCTGATGATAGCTTATATGTGGAACCTCATTTATCCAAGCCGTCTCTGAGAGGCCGACCTCATTCGTATCCAAAAAACTAATAATCAAATCGAACTGCCGGATAATATTATGATTTCTGTTACGTGGTAAATTTGAAACCCAAACATTGTCAATGACATTGTTCATATGAAAAAGTGCATTATCGGAAAATGTGTCGATGATTCCAACATATTTAACTGTATTTATAAAGCGGTTCCAAATACGATACTCCTTTGATAGGCGATAAAACTCATTACAAATATAATTCATTATAAATATAAAAGAATTTATATATTTATATTTATGTCATCAATACTACCACTACATAGACTCTCAGAAGTCACATATAAAAGACCCAAAAAAACGCTCACAGATACACTTCAAGACGAAGATGTTATCCAACAAAAATTAGAGGATTACAGTGAAATTGATGAAGGAGACATTGATGGGATACCAATTGGTTCCACAGTCCGATATATTAGATGGGATGTCAAAAATAACTGCGAACGATTCATTTTAGGAGGAAATATAATTCGCATTTCGAATGAATATATTGTCCTCCAAGGAAAAGATAACGGGACATTTAGCGCCCAAAGATACACGCGCGATAAAAATGGAAAAATCATCCACACTACCCGCTTCTTCAAACTGAATGACGCCATCGACAAATATAAAGCGCGAGTTATTGAACTTGAAGCTGAAGTCAAAAAACTAAAAGAAATAATCCGGAAGCTAAGATGAAGATGAAGTCTCGTTAAATATGACATATTTTTATTTTTATATAAATATGAACAACTCAATTACATTAGAAGACCGCATACTTTGCGACCTCGAAATGATTCTCTTAGGCGGTTTTGCTCCCCTGAACGGATTCCTCAAAGAGAATGACTATAACAGCGTCGTTGAGAATTGCCGACTCTGCGATGGAACCGTCTGGCCCCTTCCAATAGTTTTACCAGTAGGAGTCAAAGAGCACGACAAACTCCAAAATGAGGCAGTTATAACCCTTAAAGATAAGACGGGTCTACCAATCGCGCGACTTGTTGTCGAAAGCCGATGGAAGCCTGATTTAGTCCGCGAATGCGAGATGGCCTACGGTTCATCCGACACAAACCATCCATATGTAGATATCGTTCTGGGGCTAAAAGACT